CAATCGTTGATCAAGAAGAGACATATATTGCATAACTTGTTCATAGTAAGCAAGGTCTCCAAGATATGAACTCATATTTCCAATATCGTTTAAATGCATTTGATATTTTACACTAAACATATTCCTTGAAAATAAACCTTGTTGCAACTTAAACATTTTTGTGACATGCTGGACATCGGCTGAAATAGGAATATACTTATTGTCAATATCAGCTTGGGTTACCTGATGTTGAATGTATCCTCTATATGTTGCTTCAGAATGATATTCTCTAAAATACTGTAAGGATTCATCCATACGATCAGACAGCTGTTCGTCGTCCACATTAATTTCAATAACAGGAGAGCCAAGCCTTCTGAGGCAGTAGTCTATGTGTGCTTGTCTTGTGCTTGGTACAGCCATTTTTATATCCTATGTTACTGTATTTATCAGTTTAATAAAGAGCCAGCAGCATTATACACATCTATACGGTAGTGTGTACCTTGCTGGCCATCAAGAGTATCTGCGTTTAATCCAGATCCATTTGAGTCAACAGTTTTTAAAACATCCATTACCTGTTGACCTGTTGCACCAGTATATGTTATAACCCCTGTGCTGTTGTTATAAGCTAGACTACCAGGACCACCTGCATCTGTAACACTAATAGATGCTCGCGAGCGCGCATTAGTCGCATATAAATTTGTGCTGCCTTCAGTTAGTGTATCGGTAGTGAAGGGACTCAAGTTTATTGAATCAGTAAAGTTTGTAATAGCTGTCGCGACTGTAAGTATACCAGTGGAGCTATCAAAAGTTACTCCTGATACTCCTGATACTGCTGCTGTTCCAACACTATCTACAAATCCATTAGCGTCAACTTTAACTATGGGGATCGCAGTTGCAGATCCATAAGTACCTGCGACAACTGAGGTGCTTCCAGATCTATTAATATCAGCTGTAATTGTTCCTGCTGAGAAATTGTTAGATCCATCTTTACTAACAACAGTACCAGATGTAGGTAGTGTTAAAGCAGTTGTCCCAGTAGTAGTAAGTGTAGTAGCATGTGCTCCTGATGTTATAAAATCTCCAGCTAGAGTTAGATCACCGGTTAGACTAATTGTTCTATTTGCATTATTAACATCAAGAGTTAAAGTTCTGTGAGCAGAGAGAGCTGGACTTGCACTATTAGATACAATTCTTGTATCATAATCTGTAGTTGTAGCATCCCTTAATCCAAATGTACTAATTTTTGTTAGACTAGCTGGACCAGCTATTGTAGGTTGGTTTATTTGTGGACTTGTTAGAGTCTTATTTGTTAACGTCTGACTAGCAGCAAGACCTACCAAGGACTCTCCACTTACAGCAGCGTTAAATTGTGCTAAAGTACCCACCAGTGTATTATTGGCAAGGTTTATTGTCTTTTCTTTAAGAGTCTGAGTTCCTGTTGGATGAACTACGTGGGAACTGTCTATAGTAATAGTCGCATCTAATGAATGCGCTGCACTGGTAACAGAAAGTCCATCTCCAGTAACCATAGATCTGATATAGTTTCCACTTGTCCCAGAATCAAGTTTTATAGTTTCTGATTGGATAAGCGTCCTTACGCTAGCAGAGTCAATTGCTGCCTCTACAAGTGATGTTGATAAGAATGTACTTAGTTTTTGTACCATTTTTTTTCTTTCTTATGCCTGGGCTTCGCCCCACCTCAACTGAATTGTTCCTTTCACATCACCTTTTTGAGTAAACGCATTAACAGCAAGAACGTCTGGACCATCTGGATATTTAAAGTCTCCTCCTAAAGAAGCACCTGATAATTCTTTCAAGTCACTTAGATCAATCTCGGTTGTAAGAGCATCCGCTCGAGACGCATTAACAACAAAAGCAAAGATACGCTCTCCTGGAAGTGCATAAGTAGTTCCAGTAGTCCATGTAATATCGTCTTTAACACATACTTGAGCAAATGATGGTTGGCCACCATTAGCAACACTATTCAGAGATTGCCATGTAGCATCTACAAAGTTTCTAGGATTAATGATACCTTGGACAACCACCTCACCTGAAGTAGAAGAACCACGTGACATTCCAACCGCACATTGCTGTAGTAGAAGCTGAGATCTGTTTAGTAGTTCTTTTGCACCCAATCTTCCAACTGAAGAGTTTGATACTGAAGGAGCCAATCTAATCATAAATGATGTGATAGGATCCTCACCAATCTTATCACCAGATGTGTTATGTCGGTTTGCATAGTTAAAAATATAACCTCGGTCTGTATCAAACCCACCGTCCATAACTAAAGCTGATCCCCAGTGCGATAGTGTTGGTGAGCATGTATTAGAAATCTCAATAATACCACTGTTACTACTATGTGGAACTTTATTTCCAGCAGAAAGAGTTGAAACAGTCCCTTGCAAATATTGAGAAAAGGTTGCCTGTCTTGTACATCCTGTAAAGTTTCCAGCCCCATCTGTAGCACTTCGCCCAGTGTATGTAATGACTTCATTATCGACTAACAAGGTACCAGTATTACCAAACTCTTGAAGATTAGCTCCAGGAAGAGATGTAGCGTTACTATCAACTGTACTTGTTAAGAATGTAACAGGAGAATCGTTTTCAATAGAATATCTAACAGGAAGGTTACCCGATCTCATAAATGCTTCATCGTTAACATTATTGTTTTTTATCTTATGAATATACACCCATCTTCCATCTTCACCTCTAACCATGTAGTGAATAAATCCAGCACCATACCAAGAATACTCAATACCAACCATTTGCATCTTATTGAAATTCCAGTCATAACCTGACGGGCCTGTTCCATCAGCCTTATCCATATTCCACTTAGATTGTGGTATCCTAACATTTGAAACTTTTTGGGATCTAATTCCACCTGCTGTTATACCTCTATAGTCAGGAGTAACAAACATAGAAGTATTACTAACAACCTGTGTAACAAAGTGGGTCATACCCCTGACAACTATTCTATCACCGGCTCTTACTTGTTCACTAAATCTTGTGTTAGCCCCAGTAATTGCACTACTGTTTTGTGTTACTGATATTGTTCCTGTAATATTATCTGTTGCAGATTTTTTAACACAAAACATTTGAATGCCGTCAAATTCAAAAAACAGGCCATTTTGTTCATCAAACATTCCAGCACGGACTGCTGCACCGTTCCAACCCGTAACATGTACTTTACAAATTTCAGCTAGTACAGCTGTTGTATCACCCAATACCGATTTTGCAGCAACTCTAAATGTATAGTCATCTGCAATTGAAGCGACAACGTACGTATCTGCATATCCTGAAGTTGTTACTCCAGAAATTTCAACAGAGGCTCCTGCTTGTAGACCATGATCAATGTCATCTGTTTTGATAGTAATTACTTGGCCAATGGCAGTGCCTGCAGCAGTGATACTTTGAATATCGTAGTTAGGAGCAAATAGTGTTCCAGACGACCATAAAAATCCTTTACCTGATTGATATCGGAAGAACCTCTTTGATTGTCTAACAACTGTTGCAGCATACGTAGGAGTTTTAGTAGATATAATTACACCACCATCTGACGGTCTGTGTAAAATTGTTGCGTTCGATATAGCATATAAAGTAATACTGGCTGGGCTGCTCACAGCTGCACCAGCACGCGCTTTGAATGTTAATGTCCGTAATGTGGGTGTCGATATAACAACAAATGGTCCGGTTGCGTTAGCACTATTGCCTCCGCTACCACAAATGACATGTATCGGGCAGCCAGGAATTAAACCATGAGGATTTGTAAAAGTAAGAGTAATTACACTAGGATCTGCACCATTTGAAGCGGCAGAAGCAACTGGTATAGAAGCGTTGGCATAAAGACCTCCCTTTCTACCAATTGTCTCATCAGTAGCAAGTGTCTGGCCTCCAGTGGTTCCTACCGTACCTCGTGCAAAATATTTAACTGTTGAGCTGTCTGGAATTTGGTCAATAATAAAGCTGCCATCTGCTCGCGAGAATCCTTCGGTACCTGAATTCAAACCAGATACGTTAATAACATCTCCTACAAGTAGGTTGTGGTCAGAATCTGTAAAGTTTACAGTTATAAGACTATTTGATGAACTTGCTGTTTGATAATCAGTGGTGATAGTATTCACTGTAAGATCAATACCAGGCTCATCGTATGTAGAAGGATATCCTTTTATCGTTCCATATCCTGCCCACTTTGTTGGCTGCAATCCATATTCAAAGTCAGCGTCAATCAGCGATTGTGGCTCCGAAACTCTAAATCTTTCAATAGCGTCCCGCGAAAAAGTCTCATCTACAGACAATGTCTGTGGTTCTACAAAGATCTGTAGAATATCAGATGCACTCATAGAAGCAGTATTAAAAGCTAATGTGAATGTTGTAAATCCAGCACCTAGAGAAGTAACTGTAGGAAAGTCTGTTGAATTTGCTTTTGTGAATGTCGCAGTAGTGCCTGCGTATGCAGCATCTCCAAAGTTGTATATGATAACATTATCTGTTACATTTGTAATCAAGAGAAGTCTGTCAAGTCCATATCGTTGCGGTACCTTAATAGTACCTGCCCCTGCACTGCCAGGTGTAAAAACGTAATCTCTTATAAGCATTTTCGCCATTTTATTTTCCTATCCTAATGCCACTGCGAATGATATAGCTTGCGCTTGAGTACTAAAGGTTGCAACATCTGCAGAATCGCCTTTTGGACCAGCTGGGCCTCGTTGTCCAATTGAACTATACAGTTGCCAATTGTTATTTATGTATATTAATTCGATAATACTCTGACCTAAGTCTAATTCAAAGTTATCAGAGAACCCTTCAATTGTGTTACCATTTCTATTTAAAACAACTGAGTTGGTCGTGAAATTAGCTACGTCAATTAGTCTTACATAATGTCCTGTGATTGGTGTAGCTGGAAGTGTTACTGTGACAACTCCGTCTGTTGTATTTACCGCATATCTACCAGCATTTACAGCTGTAAAGCTAGAATCTTGAACAGTATAGTTAGAAGAGAATGCAGCAAAGTCAGAATCAAATCCTAGGTACGATCCTCGTAACTTACCAAAGTTCCAAGTGGGAAGGTTAAAGCCTGGTCCATTAATATTGATAGTAGTATCTGTTGGAGTTCCACTATCAATTCCTTGTTGTTTTAAACCGTCGAAGACATACCATTCACCATTTGTAGCGTCTCGAATAAATCCTGTACGCTTAATTACTGTGGTTCCACCAGAGTCTTCACCATATCTACCAACAACACCAATATCAACAGTATCAGCAGAGTTACTATCTGCTACTTTAATAAATGGATTGGTAACCGACAACTCTGATTGTGATTGGACATCTTGGGTACCTAAAACGGTTAGGTTGCCAGATACAACCATATTACCTGCAATGTTCATTGCATTAAAGTTTACCGAGTCAGTTGCTGCTACAGCTTGGCCAATACTAATGGCACCTGAAGAAGCATTGAATGTTACACCTGTTCCTCCAGAGAAATGCGCTCTAACTTCTGCAGCGCTTGGTCCCGTGTATGTTATGACTCCAGTTGCATTATTAATTACTAATGACCCATCTCCACCACCATCGTTTATGGTAATAGCAGCTTGTGCATCTGAATCAGCACGAGCTTTTGTATAATATAAGTTGGTTCCTTCAGAAACATCTGTTGTTAGAATACTAGCATTAATATACGAATCAACTCTTGCGTTTGTATAATATAAGTTTGAACCTTCTGGTAGGTTAGCAGTAGTCCTTGTACCTAGAGATGCTGCAGAAAGAGTTCCTTTGAGTTCACCCGTCAGTGCTTGGACATTACCTTGCGCTAGAATATCTTGCCCTCTGATGTTCTTATCAACACCAAGGCCACCACGAATAACTAAAGCCGCTGTAGTTTTACTAGCCGCTTCTGTCTCATTTTTAACATCTAATACACCAGCAGCAGTCATCTCTACAAGACTGGTACCACCATCTAGATCATATGGAGCCTTACCCACATTATTTCTAATATGTAATCCAGTATTAGTGTTTTCCATTCCTAATACTAATGTGCCAGAAGCAGAGGTTCCTATTACCCCTATCGCTGCTGAATGTTGACCGCTGACCCCTAAACTTAATACAGCTTCTCTACCAGCACTGTCTGATGTGAAGTTTAGTACTGATTGATTACTATCCCCCAATTGTCCATCGACGTTTATAGATAGACCACCATATTGTATACCATAAACATTAGTAGAATCAATCTTAGGATCTACTAGAGTTTTATTTGTAAGAGTTTGAACTGGTGTTAGTCTAACATATTCAGGAGTTTTTAAAGTAACATAAGCAGAGTCAACCAATGCTCGAGTGTCACTGTCTCCTCTGACAGTTGTATAATATAGCTTATTACCTTCAGCCAAATCTGTAGTTGAATGATTAGCAATGCTACTAGTTGTACCAGTAACATTACCTGTTAGATTACCAGTAAAGGTACTTGTGACAGTACCTGTTACAGCTGCATTTCCAGTAATACTTGCACTTCCAGCAACAGTAAGATCAATACCTATAGTGGCACTATCTTTTACTATTAATCCATTTTTGACTTTAAAGTCTTTATCTGCCATAGTTCACTATTCCTCGGCTATTTAATTATCGTCTTAGTAGGTTTGACGTTTACTGTCCCCATTCCTGCTGCTCTTTGAAACTTTAATCTTACATTGGCTCCTAAAACATCAGCTGTTAAAGTACCTATATCACTATCGTTAGTAAATGAGCTAATAACACCATATTCTGTAAAGAATACATTGGTTTTATTATAAGTTAGCAGCAACTTAGATATTTGAGAGTGTTGTTGAATTGAATCATCCATATGGACAGTATATTCTACCGACATAAAGTCTGAGTCGTGTGCTGTATTATCAACTATTATTACTGAATCCGACGATGCTGATGCTTGTGTAGGTACAGTATTAATTGTACCAGAAGTATTTGTTATACTTGCAGTACTAACTGTATCTGGTGTTATATTTCCTAGGCTTATTGCTCCGCTTGTAAGAACAACTCCATCAGCTACTGAGAAATGGGCTCTGACTTCAGCAGCACTAGGTCCTGTGTATGTTATGACTCCTGTGCCCGAGTTATATGCAAGGGATCCATCTCCACCTGCATCTGTTACAGTAACCGCGCTTCTTGCTCGAGCAGTCGTATGGTATAAATTAGACCCTTCTGTTATATTAGCAGTAGAAAAGTTTGCAGCAAGTTCAGCAGAGTCAATTCTTAATGTATTAGTCGTTGAGTTATATGCTAACCCTATTCCACCAACAGCAGCAGCATCAAGCGATGTGTTAAAATCTGAATCAAAGTTGGATTGTGTATAAACATTTTCAACATCAAAACTTAGGACACCCGTACCTGCATTGTATGATAAATCTCCAGCTGCAGATATTGACGCTCTGGCTCTTGCTTCAGTAAAGTATAGATTGCCTGAACTTTCGACTAGATTGTTTGTACTGAAAGCACTTAACCCAATACGAGTATTGAAAGTGTTGCCGTCTGCTGTTCCTATACTAAGAGTAGCGTCATCCGAATCAAATGAGAATGTTGATACACCAGCGACATTCAAAAGTCCAGCTGAATCTATCTGACCTTTTGCATTAATTGTTAAGATAGGAACTTTAGAAGCGCTACCATACGTTCCTGAATCAACTCCAGTATTTGCTAATGTGACTGCTCCAGAAGATACTGTAAAGTCTGCTGGGTTAAATGATGCAACACCTCTATTACTAGTTGTTGCTTCTTCACCAGAAATTTCTCCAGCAATGGATATATCAATACCATCTCCAGCTGAGAAGGCTTTCTTTGCATCAGAGTCTGCTCTTGCAGTTGTATAATAAAGATTGGTGCCTTCAGAAAGATTGGCTGTATTAAAATTAATTAGATGATTTCTTAGAGATCCTAATGGTTTATTAAGATCCCACGTATCTGTAGATGCGTTATATATTATACTAGCGTTTGCACCAGTTACAGTAATACCTGCTCCAGCGGCTGCTGCAGAATCAGCAGCGGAGTCTGCTAATATAATATTTTTGTCGTTGACCGAAACTGTTGTTGAGTTTATAGTAGTTTGTACACCATCAACTTGAAGATTACCACGGATAATAACTTTACCAGTATTGTCCCCAATCCCAGCTGGATCAATAACAAAACTAGCTGGACCTCTCAACTGATCTGTAAGAGTTAACATATTAAAGTTGACGTTGGCTGTAGAATCGTCTACAGTAATAAGCCCGTTGGCAGAATCATATATGATACCACTACCACCTTGTATAGCACGCTTTGCATCGCTATCAGCGCGTTGAGTGGTATAATACAACGCAGTTGGAGACTCGGATAACTGCGAAGTATTATTAGCAGATATATCCATTGTTAGTTTGTTGCCAGCACTATCCTCAACGGTTAACCCGCCACCTGCACCAGTGTCTTGTTTTAATTTAATAGTTCCCAGATTAATTGTAGATCCGCTAAGATATAGATCTTTCCATTTTTTAGTAGAAGATCCTAAATCATATGTCGAGTCTGAATAAGGAAGGACGTGACCATATACATCTACACCAGCAGCTGTCGTACAGAATTTTTTTGTACCCAAATGAAACAAAGAAACCTGACCACTGTCAGCTGTTCTAAGATAAGCTCCACCTGCATCGGTTTCAATACCAAATGTTTTTGTTTGAAATATAAAACTGTTGGAATCGTCATTGGGAGTTGTAAATACTATAGCGTTTCTGTTCTCAATACCCCCAGAATATCCATCAACCACACCCAGCGTTTGATGCTCGATTGTCATCCTTCTTCCTGCTAGATCAGCGTCAGAAGAAGGTATATAGTCTGCATCATGAAACTGGACAGGTCCAATGAATGTTGCAGCTTGATCCTGGCCAGAGACCATCTGAACTTTCATTTCTGTAGTACTAATAGGACCAAAAGAGTTAATACTTGTGCTTGCCTGGTTAGCATCTACAACAACATTAACATCAGCAGCAAAGCCTCTATTCAGAAACTTTGATGTAGCAGAATCAAATCGTAAATAAGTCCCATCTGCACGGCCAATTACACCGTTAACATCATCTTGGGCCGCAATAGTACCTACTGAAGCAGCACCAACTTTTGTCGGTGTGCCAACTGTTATTTTCTTTACTAAAGTGGTGCCGGCCGATACTACACGAATAGCCATTACGTCTCCTTAGGTCCTAGTAACCGAAGGAGTCACAGTGATCTGTCCTTCTAGTATTCTTTCTACAAGTGTATTTGAAGCACTATCTGTCACCGCAAGCTCTACATCATACACATATCTACCAGCTTTCATAGCGGAAGTTACAGTATTAGTTAGAGTTAAATTTACAATTCCTAAAGTTGCAGGTGATGCAATTTGAGAAGAAAAAGTAACGGCATCAGAATCAATTGAAGAGTATGTTTTACGAATTTGACCAGAGGCTGTGTATCCCTGCAAATCTTTAATTGCACCGTTTTTGTCTGTTAATTGCAATTGGATGGTTTGGTCAGCACCTTGATCTATAGTTATATCTTCGTATTGCGACATGATGGTAAATCTCTTGTAGGTTCAATTTACCTTTATTTATAAGAAATATTTCTCCAATCCTTGGTAATATTTGTCAGGACATTGTGATAGAATACAAAACGTACAATCAGGATCATGAATAAGATTATATTGATCTTCATGATGAGGTAGACGTACCCCTTTAGCTCTATGATACCAATCTTTACCGAATTGCAAATATCTAAATTTATTATAGTTGTGATATAAAAACCTATCTACTCCATAGTATGTAATTATGTTATAGTCAACATCATTTATAAATTTAGTATATACATCTTTCATCATAGTAGGATTAAACAACATCACCGATGTATTTAGTACTGTAGAAGGAATAACAAGTATATTATCTGGAGTCCCGTCATATGGATTATATTCACCAAGATCATCACTATTTAACAAAAAGCAATAGCTAGGAGTTTCATTAGCTTCAACAAACACATAGTCAAAGTTGTTCTGTATGACAACATCTAAATCAAGGTAAAGTGTTATATTGTCCCAATCAAGATTGAACAACACCATTTTCCACCAATATGATTCAAGATCAAGAGACTGGTCTATAAAAATAGTGTTGACATCTTGCTGTTGATCGGATATACAATAAAAAGAAAATGGTAAAGAGCAGTGTCTCTTTACCATTTTATAAAGTCTGTTTACATGTGTTTTATTATATTTGTCACCTACACAAACACATACTATGTTAACATTTTGTTTCAAGATCATCTATAACTTCTTCCCAGAATTCATCTGCTTCTGCAAACACAAAAGAACAAGTAATACGATAACAATCTGTATAACATGCATGGTAACAAATTTGTTCAGGATCCGCTGGTTGGCCATATTCATCATCATATGGTCCAAAATAAGTCATCTTAGCCTGCCAACCAGGAATATCTTGTATACGTACTCTCTCTTTCTTTTCCCAATCCCAATAATCAAACCAACCATCACCAGTTTCAGAATAAGTTATAAGAATATTATACCCTTTCGCATTGGCATTGTTGTGCCATGATATACAACCACCTGGAGGATAACAAGCGGTAAGAGCAACATTTCTACATGAAAGAAATGACATTAGCTTTGTGTTTAACTCACTTGCAGCATCTTTTATTATTTTTGACCTTACAGGATCACGGCTAAAATTAACATCCTGATCGTGTTTCATACCAGCAAACCCAACTAGCTGTTCAGGAAAGCCGTCGTGGGCTCTCCCCATATCCATAATCTTTTTTAGGTATTCATCTGAAACATATCTTTCACTATCATCAACATTTGAACGGGGAAGCATATGATTTGACTTTGCAATAAGTGGTGTATCATCACCTGGTTCTCTTTCGAGAATAATATCTTTGTAATCGTTTAAATATCCTAAAAACTCTGAATTTTGTAAATCTATATCTCTTACTGGTATCTGTGCCATCATAAAAATCCTTTGTTACCTTTATCCATCCAACTTGAATAATGAATTACAACAGGATGGGGAGTTGTTTTCCAATAGTCTCTTTTAGGATCCATTAAATGACAATTGTGAGTGCCATCCTTATTAAATCCAAATGAAGTGAAGTAGTTCCAACGATAATTATCATCAAAGAACTTCCACTTTATTGATCTATATTTAGGAGAGTGATAAATCAACCACCAAAGAGTTAGTTGATCCCACTGTCTAAAATTTCCTTTTTTGATATAATCAAACTCTGGAGGATTCCACTTACGGGATTCTTGCTTTAAATATAGCGTGTACCAATCACTCATAAATTCTTTTACTAATGGGTTACGCATATCATATAAAGCAACTCCTCCACAGTGTGCTAAATGATCTGGGACGCCTTTGAACCCATTATCATACAAATTAGGTCCCCAATTCCATTCAGCAAAATGTCTGGCACCCTCGCGCGTAAGGTTTACATATACCATATCCGATCCATCATCAAGGTGATCAAACACCTTGGTTATATCTTCATGATCGATCTGAATATCAGCATCCATATAAAAAGTTAAATCGTATGGAGAGTTAGCCATCCCATACATTTTCTCTCTTTTATGATCGCCAGGTGTGGGAAGAACATATTCAAACGGAGTAAAATATTTTTGCATCTCTGGGTCGTCAATGAAATGCTGTTCTGTAAATAATGTTACCCGAGCTTCTTCATCATAATCTAGAATTGATTCAGCTAAGTTTTGCGCGCCTATAATAAAATGGATAGTTTGCGTAGCAACTGTAACAAACCCTTTACTTGGATTCTTCTGGTTCTGCTGGGGTTGCTTCAGACTCATTCATAATCTCCATTAATAGTATAGTAGCATACGCAGTCATTTCAACTTGGTTCTTTGCTTTGCGTATTTTTGATTTTAATTTTCTATTAGTAGACTCTTTAATTTCTTCAATTTCAAACACTTGTAACTTACTATTAAATAAATCTTCAAGTCGCTTAGATTCATTTTTTTCTTGCTGTTTCTTAATGTCTGATTCTCGCTGCTGCTTATGTCTTTCCAGTCGTTCATTAGTAAACTGCTCAATCTTATCTAGCCCATTTTGTGCAAGTACTTCTTCATAATCTGAAGTAATTTTTCCTTCATCATCAAACTTGGAAACTTTGGCAACAGTTGTAGAATACGACCCATCATCATGTGTAATATTTAACCGTACGGTTAATCTGTCCTTTGCTGCATTTTCCCAAAATGGATGTGCCCATTCTTTTTTCATGTTCATCTCCGTTAAGATATTCGAACGTATAACGTATACGTCTCATTTGTTTCACTTGACGATTGTATCGTCAACCCTTCAAAATTGCCTTCATAGTTTCCAAGATAGTCGGTTAGATATTGTGCTTGAAACTCTTTAGTATATACCCTCTCATAACCAGCGCCATAATCAGCTGTGTAATCTCCAACAAACTCGTTTTGATATGATGTATCATATACTATTTCATAATTACTTGTGTAAGTAGCTAAGTATGCTATATCGTATGCTCCAGTGTACGCTGTTACATAGTTGCTAGTGTATGTGTTTACATAGTTAGCAGTATAGTTCTGTTTATCATAATATTCAACTATGCCCGCGCCTTGATATCCGGTATCAACATTTCTTGTGTAATTCCGTATGTAATTTGGAGTATATGCTCTTATATAGTTAGGAACGTAATCGGATTGTTGATATACTTCAGCTATTGCAGTCCCTTGAAATCCACCCACAAAGGTATTATCAAAGTTTCTTACATAGTTGGGAACATATCCCGTAACAAAAGATGCTGTATCATTACGGACAAAATCTACTGTATCGTTTCTGGTATAGTTTCGCACATAACTACCTCCAGGACCTTGAAATGTGGCTCCATCAACACCAACTCCGGATCCGTCATAAAATCCTAACATAATAGCTGCTGGTCGGATTTGTGTTGTGAACCCATGAGCAGTATTTGCCAATGCACCGCCATGCATGGCGTTACCTGTGAGGGAGCTACCACTTACTCGTCCAAGGCCATCGTTGGTTGTATGCGCGGACCCACCGCCAGGGTACCCTGATCCTAATTCCATGTAATATTCTGGTCGCAAATGTTCCTGCAATGCCGGTGCACCAACCCACCACGCGCTACGTTCCATTGCCCACATATTCAATTGATCGGCATAGTAAGCCCAAGAGTTGCCTGGTTGTATATTTTCGTCAACATGAGCATAAACTTGTAAAACATGCCACGAGGTATGTGTACCTCGATTGCCTATACCTACGTTAGACGCATTGAAAGATTGAAACCCTAGATATCCTCCTATTGTCTGTGCCTGTGTTTCACCAGGAGGAACTCCCCCAGTGTATAAACTTCCAGCCCATCCATTGCCTGCTCCTGGCCAACCCCCAGGGTTGCCGGCTTGGACACTACCTGGGCCCTGATAACTGCCGACAAAGTAATCACCGGTACCAATATAGGGCGTTGTCTGGCCTGGCTCATTCGTGGTAGTGTTTTGCGCTTCATATGTTGCACCACTCCACCTTTGGTAATATTGATCCGAACTGGTTGTAGGCACGGCAAGGTTTACTGCATGTGTATAACTTCTGAAATACCACCAATCGCTGCGATAAGGATTTATCGACCCTGTTGGGCTGTAGTTTAGGTTGTATCTTGCCGCCGCTGGACCCACATAAAATCGAGTTTGGGTAGAAACGTAATTTTGAGCGGTCTGCAAGGTGGTAATAGCTGCATTTTCATATATACCCAATAGATCGACTCGGCCAGTACCGGTATTACTCATCGCGCTAAGCGGTATACCATTTTGAGGACCTGAGTGTAATGGTCCTGCTTCACTGGCAAGGCCTCCACCCATGGACATTAAAGACGTAAAGACATTTGTGCCCCAAGGAGGATAAGTTGGGCCCACATATGCACCACCAACTACAGTACCTGTTGTTGATGATTGAAAAGGTGCAGTTATTACAATTCCCACAGCTGCTGGGGTGGTGCCGCCGGCGGGTCCACTCCACCATCCAGGAATAAGAGTACCAATGGTTGCAGCATATGACCATACCGATTGAAAAGGATATCCTCCCGTATATGTCGCACCGGAATATGGTGTACCAATTGCAATTGCACCGTATTGGACTTGTTGGCCAGAGAATGGCTTTGTACCCAAATACATACGTAAATAAGCCATTATACCATGAGCTGCATCTGAGTTTCCAAAGTCAGGCTGTCCCAACCGTCCTGTGTATGTATTTAAGTAAAAATGATGGCCAGCAAAGTACGCACTTCTTCCGCGGCCTCGGTAATATATTAGACCAACATAATTGACCGATCCACCTGGTTGACCCGTAGAACCTGACGCATTAACATATCCACCTATACCGCGGTTTAGATCTACTGGTGAGTTAGCACCTGGACCACCCTGACCCGATCCTCTTGCGGCATTCACGAACGCAGCCTCAACTCCAACAAATACAGTGTTAACATCAGTTGCAACATAGTTTACTGGACTACTGCTAAAGGCTCGAGCAAAATTACCAGTGTAGTTACGGACATAATTACTGGTGTAGTTCCGAGTATAGTTCCGGTTGTATGTCGGGCCAACAAACGCCCCTTGAAATGTGTTTGCAAAGTTCCTTAAATAATTAGGAACGTAATTACCAGTGTATGTACCTTGGTATGCAGATCCAGCAAATCCAGTATTGAACGCAGTTCCTGCAAAACCAGAAGCAAAATTACCCACAAAGTTTCTAATATAATTTGGATCATATGTACCAGCAAAAGTTAATAGATACTGGGCAGATTCATATCCAGCATCAAATTCTTTTTGATATGGTGCTGTAAAAGTCGTTGCATATGACGCTGTGTAATTAGTTAGCGAGAATTCATTTTGATATGCTTGAGTATATGATTTTGTGTAATTAGAAGTATACTGATTTTGATATGTAATTTGATAAATCTTAGTATAATTTGTAGCGTAATTACTTGTATATAACCGAGTATAGTTTTGTTGAAAGTTACTTGTACTGTCTCGAGTAAAATTTTGTTGGGCTGTCTGTTGCTTAGTATCAGTTGCTGTTCCTCTAGCAACCCATGTTCCTGTAGCTGTAGGAGCTCCATCGGTAGCCGAACGTAACTGATGAGTACCAATACCAGATGCCATTATTCTAGTCTTGGCTCTTTGGCCAAATGAGAATTTGATCTTACGTTCAGTCATTCCTGTAAGTTTAATGCCACCACCATCGGCACTATCCGACACATATATTGGTACTGCTGCTGTAGGTTCTGTCCCACCAGTTCTCTTCCAGAGCTTTGATACTATAGAAGTTCCATCTGTTCTTGTATCAGTAAACGCATTCTGTTGGGCAGTCCAATCACTACTTGGTGCACTTACAGCTAACCTATAGGAACCTGGATATTCATTTGTAAATATTTTTGTGAGATAGCTATCAACAGCTGTGTTTAAATTAGCTGTTGGCATTTGTTGAAAGCCGGTTGTTGATGCAGAGTCTGTCCACATGAGTGGTGAGAACGTATCAGAATCAGTCTCTGCAGCGGTTCCTGTAGTTTGATAGAGAGTTGTAGTTGTTGTACCAGTAGAAATTGCAGTGGATGGATGTGTTCCAACAGCCTCATTAAAAAACGTATTACTAAACGCACCAATATTTGTACCTTGAGTAATTCTATTAAGAGAACCAACTTCTGCAGAATCTCCTACAGATAAATGTAACCCAATTTGGAATGAAACATAGTTTTCATCAGCCGAAGTTAGTTCCTGGATGTTTCCATCATTGTCTTTTATTTTTAACGGAGTTGCCATATGTTACATTGTACCCAATATTAATAATAATTCAACTGTATTTATATGGTTTAAAAATCCCAATGAACAGAAAGACTGTCAAAAGTAAATGTAGTGTTGACACTATTGGGTGTTTTAAGTTGAAACCCACGAATGGATCCACCACTCAATGCTGTTTGAACAAAATGACCCTCGAACATATAAACATTGGTACCTGCAGCATTACCTGCGGCTCCCGTGGTACCCCAGTAATTTATATTCCACCTTGCGTTTGCTGTTTCTGTTGCCAGATTTGGTGCAATTCCAGTCCACGCGGTCATTCTTCTACATTCCATGGTCAAATTTGTAGCAAAACCAGCCTGACCCCAAGGTACTCTAATGGCAGTAGAAGAAGTATATTTTACGTGTGATGCTGGCGGGGTGGCATTATTTGCAGTGTTGGCATTACCATCATGCAACTGATGCTGACCATAATAACCACTAGTTTGGGTACTCGACCCAGTTGTTATCATCAAGCCAACTTCCCACGGATCCATTGAACCTGTATTTAGGTTCCAATTATGAACTGTTAATGTTACCTTTCGAACTCCTAGAGGGATAGCATATCCTCCAACAGCAGATCCACCAGCATGTTGTGTGGTATTATGATAATAGTAATTACCTGAAATATAATTAATCGTGCCAGCTGGGGCTGAACTATAACCTGCCCAGCCACTGCCGCTGAGACCCTGTTGTATGTTGACTCCGTTGCTTAAAAATGCCATAGGTTTAACCCTTTAATTCTTCTATTTCTTGTTTCAATTCTTTAATGGCTTCAATGAGAACACCGACCATTTTACCGTAGTCAACAGACTTCATACCATCTCCATCAGTGTTAACAACTTCTGGAAGAACTTCTTCTACTTCTTGAGCAATCACACCAACTTTGCGATCGTCATGGTCAATCTTATTATACCATACACCACGTAGTTGTGATACTAGATCTAAGCCACCCTCAACTGTTACAATGTTTTCTTTTGTGCGGATATCAGATATTGAATTTACATCACCCTCAACTGTTAGGTCATCGCCAGCGAATGTGGCACATTTTGTTCCCGAATGAGCACCATCAGTCCCAGTAAAGATAACTAAGTCACCAGTTACATCAGAGGATACATCAATACTTGCCTTATGAGTCCCAAGCCTGTTGGCATTTCCTTCATTGTCATAAAATCTAATTCTGCCACTAGCTGGACTAAGAGCTAGGTGACCAGTTATAGAGGCCATTATAAGATCTTGACCAACAACATAAAGTTCGTCTGAAGACTCAATAGTTTGGTCTCCATCAGACAAATTAAATTTAATTTGCTCAGTAGCTGTTGTACCTTGCATAAAAATATCATCACCAGTGGGTTTCAAGGTAAGATCGCCCGTACTAGAAATAGTAGAAATACCAGAAAGACTAGCATCTAAGTTAAAGGTAGTACCGCTGAGACTAATATTTGTACCCCCTGTATACTCTGTATTCGTATTAGTATCAACAACTGTTTCAGTTGCTGTGGCAATGCCAGTAACGTGACCATAAGTATCAAGTGTGATATCTTGGATGTATGTTCTACCACTATTATTGGAAGATGCTTGTGAAGAAGTATCTGTGTGACTAAGAACTTCACTACTAATACTTAATCCACTACCAACTTTTACACCACCTTTAGTGCCAGCCGCCGCTGTAGGCAACGTGAAGTTATTAGCACTAGTCGCAATACCATTAAGTTTTGTAAGAAGAGTGTCTGTAAAAGCATTTGTATCGGCTTCACCTTCATAGGCAGATTTTATTTGCGCGCCTGTTTGATCAGCAGTTGCACTTGATTCTATACCATCTAACTTTGTACCATCAGTCGCTAAGTCTCTGCCATCTACTGTGGCACTACCTGTCATTGTAATGTTACCAGAGAATGAAGCAGTTGTACCACCAAGGTTACCAGAGAATGAAGCAGTTGTACCACTAATATTGGTAGCAAAGGTTGATCCACTATCATTCATTCTGAGACGTTCTACACCAGCGGTGAAGAAGGTTAATGTATCACTATCATTACTTGCAGATCTTTCTGCTATAATTTTAGTGTCACCGTCAACATCAATAAGTCCACCTAGACCTGACCAAGCAGCTCCACTATATCCTTCGAATGAAGAATTTGTAGTATTATAACGTATCTGACCCTGTTCGGCCGAAGGTCTTTGTGCTGTTGTACCGGCTGGTATTCTAGTAGCACCAGTGCCACTTTGCATTAGATTTGAGAATACTGCACTATCATTCTGTCTAGCAATCCGCTTCAAGTCAGATGAGGACCCACCATCAGTCTGGTTAGTACCTATCTCCCAAAAGTCTCCTAGTTCATTCCATTGTACTACAGCACTGTCTCCAGATGGTCTGTCTACTGCAAGACCAGCTCTGTTAGTATTAGTAATAGCAACTCCATCATTTACAACTTGAAAAGAAGCAACGTTTCTAGTGGCACCTGTGGTTGTGAAGGCACCGCTTACAGTAAAGTTTTGAGCTGTAATGGTTCCAGTAACATCGAGTTGACCTACCAAGTTAGTAGAATCTAGATTGGCAATGCCATTGACAGTTAGATTATTTAAAATTAGGTTATCATTATTGTAAGTAGCATTAATAGAATCTAAACGAGTATCAATTTCAGCAATAGCGGTACTAACTGTACTTGCTGTTGTACCCATTGCACCAGCTGATATGGTTCCTAATTCAGCATCTAGTTCTTTGATCGCTCCAGTTACTTCTTTAGAAGTAGTGGTTAATGATGACAGATTACCTATTGAATCGAGTAGCTGATTAAATTTTAATCTGCTAGCATTAAGAGTATCTGATAAATTTAAATCGGGTATCTTTGAATTAGCCATTTGAACCGTTCTCTAATAATTTGTGCAACATCTTTTCCATATTCTGAACTTGAGATTTTAAATCAGTTATCTCTTGTTTATCTTTTACTATTCGTTCAATCATATCAATATGCTGTCTATGCTTGTCCTTATTTATATTAACTATCATGCCAGTTGTTGTATCTCTCGCAAGATCTGGATGATCTTGAACAGGCATTAATTTTCTTATCATGATGTAGCAACAATTCTCATATTAGTGAATACTGGAGGAAATGATTCTCTAAGTGTGTTCATTGTAATCTTAATTTGATATTCATCAAAAGCATCCAAGGCATATACATCAAACTGGTACTCTTTTATATCAGTGTCGCTTGCAGATATTTCTGAATATGTTTTACCTCCACTTAATTTAGCTGTCTTGCTAAATTCTGTCCAGGTTTGATCTTCCAAAGCAGTTGTTTCATCTGCACTATTAGCAGTTCTAAACCAAACTGAAAAGTCTGCATTTACTGGTCTATTAACATCCATCATAACTACGATAGACGTGGATGAGTTTTCTAACTGATATGGAACCGAGATGTGTTTACCAGCTGTCGTACCTCCATTAGCACTTGTCTCTGCAACATAGTCAACAGTACTAATAACATTTCTTGTGCCAGGTCCAGCGTATGAATCAGAATCCTGATAATCAACTAACCATTGTAATGTAGTTAAATGAGAAGCTCCTACATTAATATAAGGAGCGACGTTGGCATTATCTGTCCACATACTAACAGTAAATTTTGAAGAAGGATTACCACTTAACCTATGGGTTTCGTTTGCAGCCGTTGCTATCAAATGAGGATCTTTTAATCTTGTTAATACATCATGCTTAACAGCAATATTTGATGTTGTTTGATATGCAGTCTCACTACCAGCAAACCCCTTTGAAGTTGTCAGCTCTGCTTTAGTGGATATGTTAGTCTGTGAAGGAGTTGAATATGGCAATGACAATAACAGTTCATTCATTACATAATTTTCGTTAGCCATAAGACCAGTACCACCAGCTCTAATAGATGAATCGGCTGCTGAATCCATTGTAAATGTATATCCAAATGGATCGGCTGCAGTAAGAGTTCTGGTACCTAATATACTACTACCTTTGACACCGTTAACAGTCCCACCTGTTGCAAAGCTATTGACACCATCCGATATAAGCGATACTTTATCTCCAGATTGGAAACCATGTCCTGGATGCCTGACTCTAACACTAGTACTAGCCGCAGCAAATAATAAAGGATCAAAGCTATACTTACCAAGACCATCTTGACTAATAGTTTCAGATAATTTTTTATAAGGAGGATTATCTGCATTTAATACTGCCTTACCATGTGCTGTAGTAGAGAACTGAGCTCTATATGCATTAAACGTCACATCTTTTGTATTATCTGCTTCCCATGAGGTTCCATTAGAAGATCCAAAGAAAGCTCCTCGTTCTGTAGATGTAGATTGTGTATAGATAGCAGTCTGTTTACCAAACTTGTATTTAAGAGACTTTGCTGTATAGACTTGGTATTCACCAGCTGGCGCAGAAGTGTAAAGAACAAAAGACACTAGAGTATTTGCTGGGACATATACTGGCTCTTCAAATTCAAATTTAAATTCAGGAGGTGATGAATAAAATGTAGTTGTACTTGTTGTAGCTCCTGTGATCGAGCTACTTGTTCCTGGTCCTGCTACAATTCTTGTACCTGGAATATATCTTTTACTTGACGGCAACCCACCTTCTGATGTAGGTCTTAGTTCAAGAGTAATTGGATAAGTGCTGCTCACTGTCGCAAAAAATATTCCAATTCCAGTTAAGACCGAAGCCTCATCAACAACAAAAGTCTGTGCTGTTGGGTTAGCTTGTTGCGCTAATTGTAATGCTGCTGTCATATGACTAATTCCATTTGTTTTCTATACATTCTTATCCAAAGAGATCGTCCCAATCGTAATCAGAACTCTTACTACTTTGGGCTATTGAGGTAACCTTATGCGAATGCTTGCTGCTAGTATTTTTTGTTTCTACTACCTTTTTGCGTTTGGATCCAATCTCAGCAAATGATCCAGCAAGACCCCCCGATTGATTTTTAGCTTGTGACGCTGTCTTGGTTTGATCTCCGGTACGGTTATTTGTTGTAGTATAAATCCATGCCTCGCCGTTAAATGCTCCTACAGTAGTAAATAAATCATTATCATTACCATTACTATTTCCACTACCACCACTTGAAATATCTCGCGCAGGTTCTACCCACTCTTCATAAGTTTCTTGGCCAGTCCACTGCCAATAATTTTCATACTGACCTATACCTTTAAACAAAGCTGTTCCGAGGGATAGTGCGTTTTCTTTTTCAATAGATAAGGTATCTTTAACCATAAGCTCAGTACCACTTGTGTTGATTGACCAGTTGTAAGTAGCATTACTTTGTAGATAGAACACACCTTTTATTATGCCATTGGCTGATGAGAATAAAGGAGCAGAAGCACCGCCTGCAGCCGTTGCTCCACCATATGCTAAACCACCACCAGTTGGAAATTGCGTAGCATTTACAAACTGCTCACCAGGCTCTTTCAGAGCAGAATTTCTTCCTGCTGCGTCAAAGTTAGCTCGAGTATAGCTTGTGTTTACAAAGTTAGTTATTTCTTTTCCACCAAAAAACATCCAATGAGGGACTGAAGGTCTCAGGCCTGTAAACTCAAAGTAAATAAACTTAGGTCGGTGCAACGGAATAGGGTCATACCCTAGTGTAGCGACTTCTGTTGTATCTCTTGTTCTTGTTTGATAAGCCATGTTTCTATTTTCCTACGTCTGCGAAGTTATTTCTACAGTACCAACTGGTACTAATGTTGCGCTAGAAGACGATACATAATGTTGATCTTTCTTTCTTCTAATTGTGAAATAATCACCTTCTGGTACTATTAGACCAGAAGCAACATGAGTTGTATTTTCAAACTGATTTACATTTTCAAACTGAGTAGCAACAGGCTGGCTGAAATCAGCAACTTCTTCTGTATATGCCGGCCAGATTGTATTACCTTTTATAACTGTAGTATTTAGTGATGCATCTGAATCGTAAGTAAGACCAATTCCACGCATCATCTTCTGTGGTGTTAACAAACCTCCATAAGCCCAACCACGATAATCGTTATCTCCGTAATCAGCTTGCTCGGGTCCAAAAAAGCCATCTCCAGATAATCCCTGGGTCATTCTGATAGCGTTAGTAGTTGGATCAATGACTTGTAAACTTGCTAGTGAAGCTTCGGTTGCTGTCAAGGTTGCAAATTCTTCTAGTCCTAATATTCTTTCATCCATCCTTCTGAGATCAGACATTTTATACCCACGATTGTTAATAGTTTTTATACTAACATCATTTTGGTTTAATGTATATGGATGCATCAACACATTGTGCAACACCATATTTTCAGGAGGGACACTAGAAGGGTAGCTAGGTACATTGGCTGGAACACCCTGATGATATTGTAGTGATCCATTTGGTCCAATTGATATGGCATCTATTCTTGGATTCCAATATTGAGCAGTGCCAACTGTTAATGTGTCATTATTTCTAGGTAGAGGCTGTACTCGAGAGACACCACCGCTGAATTTACCAGTTGATGGATTCTTCATAGGTCGTATATCGATTACATCGGATAATCTATAGACATCGCCTGTGTTAGAATAAAAGTGTGGAATCTGGTCATATGAGATTCCTACATATGATTGTGCATCAAAGTATCCAATTTTATTAGACGATACTGCATCGTGTGTAAAGAAATTGTACTCTGCGTAGACATTTCCAGCTGGAGCAGTTACACCAGATTTAAGTGTCGCTCTACCAGCATCATAATAGTTGTCTCTCTGGCCATTATCAACATTATACTTATATGTTATATTCTCACCAGTCGCATCATCATAGATGGCATTGATTTGGAAAATATCTGTCTTTGATAATGTAACCACACCACCTACTGGAGTTAAGCTAGAATCAACTTGGTAAGTACCATCTGCAGGAGTAAGAGTCTTTTCTATTCTTTGTACTGAGCTTGCTGGATATGTTTCATACGCTAGCAGAGTAAACGCTCCATCAGGAACACTCCCTATAACAGCACTAGATGCTCCAGCACCACCTGATGTAATAGTTACGGGAGCTGTTAATGCTCCACTACTATCTACACTGTAGATCCACTGTTCAACATCATTAAAAGTAGTTCCTGTGGTTGCTGTAACCGATGTTGTTGCTCCTGATTTAGTACCAGTAATAACATGCTGAACAGTCATCGATACATTATCAGCAGCATTGGCTCTCAATTTTTTTAATGGGAATAATAAATTGTTCTCATCTTTATCAAAGACAGCATATTCACCACCAACTGTTTTTAGGTTTGCGTAATTGTCAGCGTCAATACCAATTGATCTAACCGAACCCAATGATTGGCTAGCGTTCATTTTAACATCAAATACATGAGTTCTATAATCAGAACCAAACTTATCTAGGTTTCTAACTCTTGCTTCACCAATAATAGAACCACCTCTGTTGATAGCACTAAACAAAGATATGTGACCATATGAATCTGCAAATCTGCTAATCATTCCAAATGTAGCTGCCTCAGTGGATAAGAAATAATTACCATACTTTGCAGCTATGATCTCACCTGATACTGAAGTTAAGTTAGATGTATTGCTAACATCGTTGGGCTTACGTATTCTAAACGGTACATTATAATCTCTCTCGATCCGATTACCGTTAATAAATGCTGTACCACTTGAAATTTCCATAGAAAGAAAATTAGCAGATGCACTATCTGCAACAACAGTTAGATCATACATACCACCTGATTTTTGTTCAACAAAGTTACCAGTGATACTTTCTGTTCGTGCTGACACAACTTCATTAATTTTACCAAGGGTTTGATCAGATGTTTTTAAAAGTGTAGCGGCTCCATTTACTATTTTAAATACTTCATAAAAAGTATCATCTATAGTTGTATCTGCTTTCTTTGTCAAGACTAATGTAATTTTTAAACGATCGGCACCTGGTGAAGTTAAGTTGGGAGTTGATCCTGAGTTGTCAAACAACGCTACATCATCACTAGCAGTGAATATTTGTTCCGATACTTTAAATCCTACAATACCAGTAAATAGTTTACTGGTTGCATTTAAAACAAGTGTTTGTGCTTCTGTTGTTATTAGATGGCCAGCTGCATATGTGTCAAACGCTGGAGTCTCGATCAATGAAGAATTACCCACAGCTGTGCTAGTGTTTAATACAGTTGCAGATTGGCCATTGATAGTTAATGTTGTATTTTTAACAAATGTATTTGGTGCACTAGTATCTGAAGATATTGATCCAGCCGCTCCATTACCTTTAGTCATACGTACGATGACAGTACCAGGAGGTGTAGCTGACGCTGTATTATCAGGAACAATAGCCTTGACTGTTGCAAATACAGTATTATTAAAATTAACTTCAGTACCTTTGAAGCCTGCGTATCCTGAGGGCAATGCTGCTACCTGAAAATATGTATACGAAGCAGCATTAGTACCCGACGCCAAAGTTCCTGAATTGTTAAAAATTGATCCTTCTGAAACTACAAACTTAGCAAGTCTTTCAACTTCCTTCTGAATGATAGTTTGCATTTGTGTAAGTTCACGGGCTTGTAATGCTCTACCGTTATTAAATAGGACGCGGTGGTAATGATCACTATCTCTAAAGTCATCATCATACTCGCTCAAGAATGTTGTACTTGTTACATTAGTCGCCATTGTCTAGTCCTTAAAGCTGAATAACTAATTTTATATCGTCTGTACTCGCAGCAGTTCGTGGTTGTGCAGCTCCATTGTTAATGAAATACAAATCACCACTAAATCTATCTATATCTGACACAACATTATGTACACCAACTGTCCTGTTGTTGCCACCAATTGAAATAGGCTCGCCAACTCTAAATGGTGTAAATCCTGTAGTATCATCTTGATGATACCAGACAGTTGAGTCTTGCATAAAGTCTAAATAAGCCTGAGCATTACTATCGCCTGTTATTAATGTGTTGTTAGTCAATCCACCAAATGCAAGAGTAGCTGTTACCTTTAACCGCTTGGCAACTATGCCACTGGTACCAGTAAATTTGACACCAGCGCTGTCAGTTGGATTTCTCCACAGAGCAACTTGTCTGTAATCCTGACTTTGTGTTACCCATGTGTCGCTCACTGTACCTTCTGGTTTAATATGAAACATCATTGCGGTAGCCCGTAGATCTTCTCGAGGGTCCTTTCCAATGCCATTTTTATGTGCAAAGACTGGTACAACTGTTGCACTTGAACCGCTTGACGAAGTGACTCTAACACTAGCTTCATTGTATCCAGATCCCATAAAGGTTGCTAAGTTTGAAGTTCCTGCGCTCTCTCCTACTTCAACTGCAATCAACTGACCCGCAGTATTAATGACTGGATAGGCCTTAGCGTTTGCACCATCTCCATGAATACTTAAACTTGTTGATGAGCTATCATATCCTGAACCTACAGCTGTTACTCGATATCCAATAATTTGACCTGCAGTAGCCGCGTTTTGAATAGTATATTGGCCAAAGTAAGGATCAGTAGCTGCTGCTGAATCGACTATCTTAACTGGCATATAATTTGCTGTAACAAAGAAGTTTGTATCAGCAGTTGATATGGTATACAGATATTTCCAAACATAGCCGTCTGTTTCTTTTAGAACAGCTGTGTTAACATGATCAGGCTTAACAGTAGACACCTGTCCAGCACCTGCTGTATCTTTACCTTGTCTAATACAAACATATACGTTATTGTTATCTTCTGTCCGTACATAGTATGAAGAGCCAGTAGGCTGTCCTTCAACATTATCATTGTATTGAAGATACTGAGTATTGGCTGTCCAGTTTACAATAGGAACGACAAAAGAGAATGCTTCAATAGACTTAATAGACTGGGCTGAGTATCTGTATAGTCGTTCTTCTCTTTCATCAAAGTCTGGTTGAACTAACACATCGTCGCTGGCTCCCCATTGATTAGACCGACCCACACCGATATAATAGTAATTATTTGAATCACCAAGTTTGGTACCAGTAGCCTCATCAAACACTTGTGTTAGAAAAGATCTTTTGATTTTATCTGTAATTATAGCGCCCATTGTTTTTTCCTATTATGCTATCACTGCGGTGCCGCCAACCATGTACCAGTTGGTGCCATCAAAAATTAAAGTTGCTGTTTTATGTGCTGTAAAGTTTACAGTAGTCCCAGCTTGGAAACTGCCTGGAGTAATTGTTTGTGTGCCTGAACCTGCTTGTCTAATAACGTGTAGTATTGTTCCAGCAACCACAGCATCATTTAATGTAATTGTTCCACCAGCATTTCCTGTGATTAGAATAATACTAGCTGTTATATCTGTTCCGCCACTTCCTATAGTAGCACCGGCTGCAATACTTTGTGAGTTGGCTGCATACTTACTAAACTTAACTGGCTTGTTACCTTTTCCATTAACAACCATACCTATATGAGTTTGGCCACCAACAGATGAGAGAGTGACATCACCACTAGCAGAGTTCTGAACTCTTAATCGGCTAGTAGTTTTACCATATGAAGTAGCTGTAGTACTAATAATAGGATTACCAGCTGAATCACCTAAAAAGCCATGAATATTAGGTCTATCCACAACAGCTGTAGTTAAAGTTTTATTAGTCAGTGTTTGTGTATGAGCGTTGAAAGTAAACTCATCTGCACCTGTGAGCAATGGTAAGGTTATTGTTCTGTCAGCTGCTAATTCACTAACTCCTAACACATACTGATGATTTGCACTTGTGTCTTGAATTTGAGGAGTAGTTATTATAGGTGAGTTAAGAATAGGACCAGTCATAGTCTTATTTGTCAAAGTTTGTAATGCTGTGTTAACGGTTACAATCCCAGCAGAATCAGGAAAGTCAATACTTACTTCTGAAGCAGGAGCGACATGACCAATCTTGGTTCTAAAACTTGCCCCTATGATATCTAAACCACTATCAGTTAAAGCTGATGTGCCGGCAGCACCACCACCCACCAGAGTGTACAACTCTGTGAAGTTTGAATTAATCTTTTGACCACTAGTGCGTAATGTATCGCCTGTACCATCATTAGCACTTGATCCGATATTAATTGTTTCTTTAGCCATACTTTATCTCTTTAGGTTTTGTTAAAACTATTTATACGTGTTTAAAAGGATAATGAGCTGAATCAGCACTATTTGTTGCCGAGTCAAATAATGTATCATATCTTGATTCATCCATTGTATTTAGAAGTAGCGGTGCCAAACCAGTCGAATCTTGATCGAAGAGAGTTGCAGCAGTAGCATGTGAATCATCCATTGTTCTAGAGCTTGGTGTTACTAGCTCGCGGAATGTGTATGGACCAGTACTATCAATACTTACTAGTGTCTCTCCTAGAATACCGAAGTGCTCACCAGCTTTTGTTCTGATCATACCTATTGTACCATCACCTTTTTCTATTAGCGTGGTCTCCATAGAACCAGTAGGCTCAACAAGTCCAGTAAATGATACACTTGTTGTTCTTGCAAGATTGGTTTGGACACCAAATAGATACTCGCTAGTAATTGTATTGGTATTAACTAACTCAAGAACCAACTCACCAGCAATATGTGCACCAGCAGGATGAACAAACAACTTATATGTTTCTAGCCAATTGCTAATAGGAATATCTGATTTTATCAATACAGACAGTACTTGATATTTTTTGTCATCGGTAAGAAATCTCTGAGACTCAGGACCAATAACAGACGCTGGTTGTTTTACTTGTTGAGAACTACTATTGATACTATCTAACTCAAAATCGATAGCAGGTCCTACAGTAAAAATGTTTTCTTTGGGATAGATCACTTGTGGATCAGAGCCAAAGAATCCTCTAAAGAATTGTTCGATAGAATACTTTGTACCTTTAGATCTATACAAAAGATTACTAAACTTTATTGCTTCTCTTTTATTAAGAAAGCCTCCAAAGTATGCTTGACCTAGCAACAGCTCATCTTCAAGGAATTGTAATAACTTATCAGGTACTTGTGAGGCGTCTCTATTACGATACAGTTGTTGTATCTGACCAGTCGGATTAGTAGAATCTTCCATCCAATCATAATAGGCATCTAAGAATTGAACCAAATTGGGAAAGTCTTCACCAAAGTATTCAGGTAGGACGTTTGACACTTCTGCTCTTTGCAGATTTAACAAACGTCTGTTGTTATCCAATAAGGTTTTATCTTTATAATTGGGCATTAATTATTCGCGCTAGTTAATACTGGACTTGTTGTAGATCGATCTGGGTCGTGTACTAATCTTTCATTTCTTGTAGGATCAATAACACTCTGATTTGCAGGTACGGCAGCTAGTTTAATAAATGATAATCCTCGAGCAATTGCTGTTGGATTGAAATAATTAATTGATACTACACCAGTTGTGGGTTGGAAGTTTCCAACATTATCCTGAAGAACAACACCACCAGCAGCTGAAACTATTTGTAGTGATGTTGAACTAAGTTTGTTTCTGATAACACTATTCTGACTGTTGAAAGTAAATTCATTAGATGATATAATATATGTGTCATCATCTGCAGCTGCAATCGGTACAGGAAACAACAGCTGTTGGTTAGTATTGTTATTTGCGGAAGATAGCTTATCTACCAATGTTTGATAGTTGTTGTTTGTAAGAGAGTTAGAAATCATATATGTTGCAGCTGTAGTATATGCTCCTTGGGTAGTTAACTCTAAAATTTTATTAAGGTGGATATTGTTTAGAGTTACATTAGCCAACCCTTTTATCACTGTAACAAGAGATGGTGCAGATGGAGTAAATCTTTGTTGCATTCTTATATTAGACCTTGAAGACAACACAGCTGCACTAGTATCATCTATATCTGTTAACATGTTTGATCGTCTGAATGCTTGGTCAAATTTACCAGTATTATCTGTAAAGTATTTAGCTACAACAGCAGAAACACTATTGGTAACAGCATTTAAGGTTTGGTCAGTTAAATTTTCATTAAACTGAAAGAACGTGTCCGTTTCAACAAATGTTGTAACAGGATCAATAAATCTTAAATTAAATGATACAATAGCCAACTGAGCTGCTAGATCAAGAATAGCGTTCTTCGTTGCTGTTTGAGTTTCTTGCGATACAGTACTTTCAAATAAGATGGAAGTAAACACTGCTCCAAATTCTGGATTTTTTGCATCTTCTCCTCCAAAAGATTTAATATCTTTAATAAGAGTAGAGAAGTTTCTAAGAATTAAAGAAGAGTAATCTGCTGCAGTAACCATTCTATTCTGAGTAGCATATTGGAAAGGAGCATTTTGTCTAATAGATTCTATAGATTCTTTTTGATCTCCACCTACTGAATTAGTTAGTGTAGTCACTGTCAAATCTTCAGATATAGTTCCAGATGTAAATGTCGCAGCAGGAGTAAACACGGCTGCACCGTTTGCTGGTTCACCTTTTGTTGAAAGATATTGCACATCTATTCTATTGCCAGCAGCAGGAGCAATACCAAATGTTGATCCATCACCAAATGATAATTCAAAATATCCATTGGGGGCTTCTTTTAAAACATATACAGTAGATTGAGCATTAATTGACGTTGCTTTAATGATATTTTGATATGCAACAAAAGTAGATGACGTTGCGCTAGCAAATACATTTACAATTACTGTATCAATATCCATAGTCCCATCAGGAATCACATATATTGGATTGTCTTCATATTCACCAACTAAAAATGTTTTAGTTCTTAATGTACCCTCAAATACAGGGATCTGTGCTATGTCGTTAGCTGTTTTAAATTCATAGAACCCAGTTCCATTGTCTGTAGCTGTAAATGTTTCGACTGTCTGGAAATTGTATTGGACATCATCCACATTTGAAGTAAACTTAGTATATGCAGGTAAAGTAACAGTTGAAGGTCTACCAGCTGTAGTAGAATTAAACGATACTCTTATTTTTGCTTGAGATGCTGTGTCAGTGTCTGGAACATATCCAATACCTTCAGCAAGAGACACCATGGATGATCTAAGTTGAGCTGTAGGTAAGTATGATTCATTAAGCGCAAAGTTTGCAATTAATCCATTTATATGAGTGTTGTATGCAAGGACATCAAGGATATTTGAAAGTCCTGCAGCCTCAAAGTTATAATCTTTGAACTGCTCTTGATTTCCTAAAAAGGTTTTTAGATTACTTTTAATATTATCGAAATCTAAAGCTGTTGATCTTATTGTAGTTGCCATGTTATCTCAACCTTGAAACTGATGTGGTGAATGTTATAACTTCTTCTGTATTCACAACTTGATATTCTATCTTAACTCCCAACGAGTTTTGATCTGGGCTTACATCTACATCGAGATGTAATAATCTTGCTCTGGGTTCATATGCATTAATACTTTTAACTATTTGCTCAGCAAGTTCTTCTTCACTATCTTCATCAACCAATTCAAATAACATTGCTCTAATGTTACCACCAAAAAATGGTTGGAATGGTTTTTCAAAATAGTTAGTTTGAATTAAATTCTTTAAGGCCTGAGTAACTGCAGCTGCGTCTCTTTTAATAAACAATTCCCCATTAGGTTTTGCGGTAAAAGATAAATCAATATCACGATATACTTGCGTACGACTAGTAATGATTGCACTAGTATTCTGTACTGCATCCTGATTTGATAATACTCTAGTCGTAGCCATTGTAACTCTCTTTTAGCATTATTTATAATGGTTATACAACAACATTTTGTCTAACCCACCTAAACCAATAATCAGTAGTTTTGCCAGCATATGATGTATTATTATAATCAAAAGATCTCCTTGTCCCTAGATCAACATGTAAGAATGTATTAGCAAAACCAAATCCTTTAAAGCCAGCTTCACTAGCTGCTTTTACTAGCTTAGATTTTTGCGCATTGTTCATTTGGGAAGTATCGATATCAATAGCACGGCCATACCAGTGTTGTGACCCTCCACCTTGACTTGGTGGCTTTCTGGACGTCTTTGTTATTGGAAGAGCATCATTAATAAGTAGCTTCTCTCCAAACAAACGTTGCATCTGTGTATAATTTTCCATCAACAGAACAGTTAAGTTCAGCTCAGATTGTCTATCAACCTCAGGGTGGGTTAATCCAGATCTAACAACTTGAGGGGTATAATCAAGTCCTGTGTTTATATTGATACCCATTGTTTTGTTGTTATCTAAAAGCTGTATATTATCAATATTAGGAACTATGTCTTTTTTCTGAGCAAGAGCTTCAACTAACTCGCCTTGTGCTAGTTTATTATTGTTAAATTCAGTAGATACCTCTCTTCTAAATGTTCCACTAAACGAATCGTCCAACTCAGGCATAGTAATAATTAATCTTGCTGACAAGATTGGTGTATCGTTTATTGATTCATTTGTATCATAAGAAAGTATCATTTCATCAAAGTATGCATTATCTTTGAAGAATACTGCAATGTCAAACAATCGAGCGTTGTTAACAATACCTTGAGAATCTACTGCTTTGTAGACAACAGCGCGACCTTTGGATTTTAAATCGTTTATACTACCTGGAGTAATTGTTTCGCCTGATCCTGGGCGATACAGACCTTCTGTCACCTCAAGGGTCACTCCTTCAAACTCTTGTTGATTAACTCTAATCTGTTTTAGTATATGCGTTTGTAAATATAGATGCTTAAGAATGTCTTTCTTTGTTTGCTCACTTCTAATATATTTTATATTTACTGGATCTTCTGTTCCTAAGAACTTAGATACAGAGACGTTGGGAGCCAACTTTGTCTTTGCAGTAATAGCAGTTAATGATTCAGTACCAAAGTTTAATGGATTGAATAAAGGATCAGGTAAGAATTGCTTAACTACATTTCTAGGAATGTGGATTACATTATTGGTTGCTGATATAGCATCTGCAAATCTTGACGCTTGGAATGTAGTAGATTGTCCATCTACAATTCTACCCACACCCACTGGCGTAGGATTATTGTAGTCTGAGCTGAGAGTACCTTCCTCTATCAACGATCCAATAAACTTAGTATTATTTCTATTAGCTACATCTCTTAGTTTTGATCTAGCTGCTTTTGATGTCATAGTCTGTGTTGCTATACCATCATATCTTGTTCCTCTATCCATAAAGTCCTTTAGATGATTTTCAAGGTCAATCTTAACTTTACGAATACCACCTGCAGCTTTTTGTAAATATGTTAATACTAAAGTTGAAGTTGGTGTTTTGATGGTTGGAGTCGCTGTATTAGTAATAGCGGTTCCACCTGCTGTTGCTGACTGAGCATACTCTTGCTTAATTGTAGTTGCGGCTTTACCATTCAAATCTCCATGAAAGGTGGGGGCAGTAATACCTTGATCAAAGATAGCACCATTACCTACAAAGTCCATAGCAGTGCCACCAATAACTCCACTGCCTCCCTGGATAGTCATTTGATTGCCAGAAGCAGTTACATTATCTGAGGCTATATTAATATAATCTTCTGCTGTAACATTCATCTTACCACTCGAGAAAAGATTTACATTACCATTAATATTATAATCAGTATTACCTTTAATATTATATTGATGGCCACCTAAAACAGTGTCGGTCACTTGCTCGGTAACAAAATTAGCGACATTGCCAACTATTGAATTTGTCACTCCCTTGAACACTTGTTTAGTTTCAGCGCCACCAACTGTTTCTGTTTTATTATTTTTGACGTTGACATTGAATTCATTACAGTCTAGGTTGAATTCTCCTGTCACTTTCATATCAACATTACCTTGATACTCTAGTTTAGCATCACCCACAATTGTTATGTGTTGGTCACCACCTGTGCATTCAATCTTATTTCCAAGTGCACTAATTGATACACTTCCATCTACTCCAAGTTCTATTCCTGCTCCATCTGCATGTTTAATTAATATACGTTCATTTCCAGGAGTATCGTCTACTTCATAAACATGACCTGTTATTGAACGCGCGACTTGATTGTAAGGATATATTGAGCTAACGGTTTCTACTGCGTCAACTTGAGCTATACCTTCAGAAGAAGCAGCCCATTTTAAACTATTCTTTATTTCACCCAATGCTTGTGTATTAGTGTTTTCTTTATTATAATACTCAGGTCGAGGAAATTGACCTGAGGGATCCTCTGCAGCACTTGCAGATATACCATTTGCTAAAGTTTTAGTTTCTAGATTAGTAAAATCACTCATCTTCTAAGTTCCCACATAAAAATTAGCAAGTGCAGTTGACGTTAATGGATCTTGATTTCGAGGGTCGTAGTTAGGTATATTAACCTTACCCAACTTTTGTTTTACAAATAATTGAACATCTAACGCATCCTCATAAGCACTACAATTCCATCCAACGTCTTTACTAGAATAAACTTGCATACCAGGTTTAGCTGTTAAGATATGGTCAATCAGTGATAATAGACGATCCCTTTGATTAGGAGCAAACTTATGACTGTAAGATTCGTCATTGATATTAACACTAATAATAATACTTCTTTGGTAATGGTTATTAGTTATTGTTGTTGGTAGTGAGCTTGCTTCTATCTCTAATGGTCTACCACGATAAGTGATAGCATCATAACCAATATAAAAATGAGGATTAAAACCTATGCTATACTTTTGACTATACAAATTATGATAGTCTTGTATTGTAGCTCCTGGTCGTCCTAAAAACTGAATAACTATTTCTGTAACATCTCTTCGTAAGTTAAGTACTTCGGCTGTTATTTCTGTACCTATGACAGGAGAAAACACATTGGCATTTGTGACATCGGTAGTAGCTTCTCTCCAAACATTAGGAAAATTATCAGTTCTTTTTACACTCAGATTGCGTGGGGCAACAGCTTCATTTATTTGTACACTAGCTTTATTATTAATCTGACTAATAGTAGCTTCTAACTCTGGGATTGTCTTATCGGAATACCTACTTAAAATATCTGCTGCTGCTTTTGTTTTTCCATTATTTTGAAGTTCTATTATACGCTTTAGATCAGCATTAGATATAGATGATGTTGTTACTCCACTCAACAAGGTTCTAGTAGGGTGTGAAGATTGCTCAACAGTGTTTTCTACCAAAGAAGGAAATCCTTCATCTGAACGATTTGATAGATCTATACTGTTTACTGTTAGTGTAGAAACAGCGGTACTACGTTGGACAGAACTAGAATTATCATCCGGAAATACATTACCCACAATACTTTTTATAGAGTTGGTGCTTGGATCTTCAACATCTTCATCTGATGAATTTGCTACCTCAACATTACTTTGCACCACACCTGTTACTGTCCCACTATTCAATGTGGTAGTATTTTTAAGAGTAGTTGCTATTGCTTCTGGGAATGGAGCAGTTATAACAACGTCAAGAACACCATCTGTAACAAGTTCTGACTTGCCAGTAATTGTCTCTAAATCTGTTCTATCAGAACCACTTAATATTTTTTTTAAATCTTTTTCTGACGCGCTAACATCTAACTGTGCAATGCCAACCTGGTCTACAACTTGGTTAGGAACAGAGCTCTTAACATTTGTTTGCACATCAGTAGCAGTACTGGCTAGTTGTTTGAATCCATGACTTGTACTACCCTGCGGCTTATATAATGTAGTTACTGACGTATCATAATTTTTACGAACAGACGCAACTTGTTTTTTAACAGGAGAAAGATTTAATGTCTTTTGTAGATCACTAAACACATTTGATATATTTACTCTAATGCTCACACAACACCTCCTGAATTAGCAGCATATGCAGCTGTTAATCGCAATGACTCATTGTAAGTATCATATGCAACTTGTGCATGCTTTTGCCTTGTATCCAGTGCGTTTGAAATATCTGCTGGTACCTCATATTTTTTTAAAAAGAAAAATGTTGCGTTAGTATCTTTTTGCTGAGTAAAATCAACATCGACATTGAATGTGTGACTGATAGCTCTGTTACTAAGATTGTTCCACACTTTATGTGATCCATTTGTTTTCATATCATACACTAAAAATTGTAATTGGACAAAGAAATCTTCATAGTTTTTACCTGGAAACTTATCCTTGGTATATGCTTGTAGCTGTTGTAATCTTTGTACATTAACCGAAGGGTTCCATTGAGCTATTCCAACTTCACCTACACTACCTACAGCATCTGGTTCAAGATTTGATTCTCCTATTAGATTACCAACAACACCAGCAGCTGCTTCTGGATTAGCAATACCAGCATCTAATAAAAACTGCATAACGATTACTATTCTTGTTTCTAAGTTGGCTTCACCATTGTTAAACATATCAACCAAACTTGGGTTAAGAATTACTCCATCAACAGTAAATGCATGCGCTGACACATCGCCAGTTCCACTTTGCGCTGATATCTTTTTTTGAGGAGTTGATTGTAATTCAAATTGGCTCATACTACCCAACACTACTGGCATTTGTGACAACTTTCCGTCTAAAAACATTCCAAATACAAAAGCACCGTTTAGCATCTGAGGTATTTTACCAATACCCGAGGTCCCACCTTCTGTGGTAGGTAGAACACATTTAGCCCATGGAAGATCTTTGTTAGGGATATCTTCTGAATGTAAACCCAGAACTCTAATCTTTACACGACCTTGAATATTATCTTCCCAGTTAATTACCTTGGCAACAAACCATCTGGTATCATCTCCATAAAAATTCATGTTCTTTGAATCCTTTTAGGCTCGGTTATTCTACCAACATTAACAACAACATTATGTGATTCTTCAACTAAATTAAACACATGCTTTTTAGCTAACATTACAAAGGTGCCTGATCGTCTTGGATCAACTTGATTTGCGTTATCCATAACATCATTACCTTCTTTAAGAACTGCTATGTCAACTGTATGCCCAACTGAACGATTAGTATGCTTTACCCCAAATGCAAATCCTGGTACTGTAATTTCAAATGCATTATTAGCTAATAGTTTTATATAATTATTTTTAATTACAATTTGTTGAGATGCATTATTATCAGATACAAGTCCATTGATATTATCATATGGTAGAGATGCCATTATTGAATATCGCTTACTATCTAAGTCAGTGATTGGAGTATTAGGTTGAGTGTCTACTCTAAAGAGATCGTCTATTGGATAATTATCTTCCTTCAAGCTAATCACATTAGCATCGTTTAGAAAGTTATATTGTTGTTTCATATCAATACGGAAGTCAGTAGCGCTACCTGATGTTGTATCTATACTTTGTCCTGATGCTCCAACTGCACCCATTTTAGCTAGTGAAAGTGTATCATTCATTTCTGAACTGTTTATTTCAACTATGTTAAACGCTTTTTCTATAATAGAATTTTCTTCTTTTTTATTCACAGCATATGAAAAAGCCTGCTTGAGTGGTCTTGTGAAAGGCTCTCTTTTCAATATGCTTTCAAGATCTGTTAATATTAAATTGTCCGAAGTTATTGACGAGAATAAGAAATACGGTAAGAAGTTGTCTGTCGTCATATAATTTAATACTGTATGTATTGCTTGATAAGCACTCTGCCAAGGAACAATGTACCGAAACTTGCCTTGTGCAGGGGCAAGATGATAATCTGGTTTAATACTTTTATTAGTATTATCTTCAAGTATTTTTTGTATAATCTCAGAACCTGTTCCGTTATAAGATTTATTAATCAATTGCAGCTCATTAAAGTATCCATGATCTTCTGTTAATGTAAACAGTAGCTGTGATAATTGATCGTTTACTTTTATTTGTTTTTGGACAGTGCTAAGGACAAATGTCTTTTCTATTTCTTCAATTGCACCTGGAGTCTGCATCCTGACCACAAGTCTTTCTGTTCCGTTAATACCTATTTCACCATAAAAGTTATTATCATCTTGAATTAAAATAGCACCGGTAAGGTATGGCATGTAAATGTTTTCATAAATTACAAGCTCGACACCCACACCTGCTCCGTCACCAGCAACCAATAGTTTCTTTCCGTCCACGAATCTTTCGGAACGAATTGATACTTCTAATATTTTTATTTGTTCAGCTTGTGACATTCTATTGCTTTAATAACTTCTGATATTCTGAGTTTATTTGAGTAGCTACATTAGGTTTTAAAACTCTAATTATACGAAGCTCATCATTACTTCTTTTCAATCTGTCTGTATATGTGATAGGTATTAATGATCCATACCCAGCTGTTGAGTTTGATGACTCGCTTTCATTTCCTTTTCGATTATTAACTCCATATCCAGAGACAGGAATATATGTCAGATCACCCCAAGTACCGTCTGCATTTTCAAAATGATGAGTTGCATTATACTGTACTACAGAATCCCACACAAATATTCTTTTTGTTATTGGTAATGACCATTGAGTCTCATCTTGTTCACCTGGTACAGAGTGAAGTAATACTTGTGATGCTTCACTAGCATTTATAGAATATGCTGAAAGCACTGCTGTTCCTGTAGCTTGAGCTAAAACAGAATCTGTATCAGCTGGTGTGTCAGGAGCTGATATCTTTACAGTAGGTACAGCTGTATAATCATCACCACCATTTGTAACGGTAATTGCTGTTACTGCTCCATTTGCAATAGCAGCTGCAGCGGTTGCACCTATTCCATTACCACCAGTAATGGTTACTGTGGGAACCGATGTGTATCCTGAACCACCATTAGTGACAGTAATTGAACGGACTTCAATTATAGGTTTGACCGTTAACTGACCTAAATCGTAATTCCTTTCCAGAATCTTTCCTTTAAAAGTAGGATTAGAAAATGGAGTAGTAGCTACAATATCACCAACCTTGCCATAGGACACCATACTATTTGTAGTTGATAATACCGTATTGGGATAATACTTCTTTCCAAGTTCATAGACATCTTGTTCACTGAGAGGCCAACCTTGTTGTCTTAAATTGTCATTTAGTAAGTAAAACATCCAATAGAAACTAGTATTACCATAAAGTTCTTGCGACAAAGTGTCAGGCCTCATGTTGTCTTTTATAAAATATTTCTCATAATAACTTATGTCGTCTTTGACTTGATCTATTAAATCAATGTATGCTGTAAGGTTCTGAAAGATAGCAGGACTAATCTCATCTCCAAAATTATAATTTACTACTGGAAAGTTTCTGAAAAATGCCACGTTAGTATCCTCGTGTTGCTACATCATGCTTATTCAATGTACGTTCTTCTGTAAAGTTAAGAGTGAGCGCAGCTTCTTGTGGTTTACCATCTCTATGAAATGACATACCACTTTGGTTATAGTTGACATCAACTGCTTGAAGCTGACAGGGTAACAACTGAGTTGCGACCTTTTTGTATCCACCATTAGCTGTTCTGTATCTCATTACGATATCAAATAGTGCTGGGTATCTAAACACCGCTGATACACCCGTATCACCAGTCTCTACAGCATCTGGATACATTTCTTCTCTAAAGAACTGAATAATCTTTTCAATAGACTCTCCTTCTGCTGGAGAAGTAGGAATCAATTTAAACGAGAATGTAAAGTTTCTAAGCTCGGGTCCTTGAAGCATAGATCGTCTATTAGGATTTAATGAAATGCCTGTTGTTGTAGATATGGCTCCTGATATTGCACTACTACGGCTGAATACTTTTAAAGCTGCAACTTGCGCTTCTTCTGAAACAGCGCCTTGTTGTAATGAACTTATCAATGATCCAAAGGTATCTTTAATTTCTTGGCCAACTGCAGAGCCCATCTCTCTTACAGATGCGTCTGATGTAAGGCCTTCTCTAACAGTAGATCCTAGAACTCCTAGATCAATATTACTATAACTTACTTTGTCTTGAATTTGTATTGCAGCTGGAAGATATAACGTACACTTTCTACCAGCACCAATTTCTGGTCTTGCTTTGTCAGTTGCAGAGGGTCTTCTGGTTACAGCTACAGGAGCACCATCAAAGAATGCGTTATCTCGAACAGCAGTACCTTCTGCAAGTGCATTAAACTCTGGCTTTAACAACTCAAGGGCTTTTGATCCCAGAGAAAGAGGTTCA